GCAAAGCCGTTGCAGTCTGGTGACTTGTCTGTGATGAAGTAAGGCATCAGACCATCAACAATACCTCAGCATCATCATCCAAGATGCTGAATGTTATTGCTCCGACTGCTTTTGCGTTGACGCCGTTCAACGATGTTGATGCAGTCGCATATCTTCTTTTCGGTTGGATGACTGGTATCTCGACTTCTGGTAGCGGTTCAATCTTCTTGCGTCGTGGTGGTGCATAAAATTGTCGACCGCCAGACGGTGTCGGCTCTGGTTCGGGTTCTGGTGGAGTTACTACCGCGGTAGCACTTGCGGTCAGACCGCCGAGAGCGGCTGTTAGAACAGCGTCTTGTCGCACTGCGGTGATTGCTGATGCGACCAGACCGCCAAGATTGGCCGATGCCACGCTTGACACGGTGACAGTTGCAGATGCAGAAGCGACAAGCCCGCCAAGGTTGGCAGATGCAACACCAGTGACGGTGACAATAACAGTTGAAGATGCAGAACCGACAAGCCCGCCAAGGCTTGAAGATGCTACGCCAAGAACAAGAAACGGTGAGCCGTCAAGAACATCTGTGCCATCAAGCAGCGAAGTGTCAAGAATGAAAGCAGGACCAGACGGACCGCCCAAACCGTAGAGCGCGTCATCTAGAGGCGATAGGTCTAACTCGAATCTGATGACCGCCATTGCGGAACTAACTTGCGACTGTTAAGGACGCACTGAGATTGCCAGACGAGATTGTGTAAGTGTCACCTGCCGTATAGGAGTTACCTGTGATCGTGCCTGAAAACAAGAAGTTGCCGGCGGAGACATTGTCGTGCGCGGTGAAGTGTGTTGCATCTTGAGAACCTGAGATATTTGTGTAACTAATATCTGCGTCGGATGTGATCGCACCGGCTGATGCTGCACTGAACGATGCAGACTTCCGAGTTGTTTCCGTTGCTGCGTTTGCGGTGCCATTCGCACCAGGATCACCGACATGAAGTTTGATGAATACGGTGGTGACAGAGAACGAAGTGTTGTTGCCTAGCGCGTCAAGAAACGAGTTGCAAAGATACGCGGACAGCCCTGTCGCCATTACTCTTCAACCCTTTCAGTGATCGTCAAGATGCGACCATCTTTGTCACGTTCAACAGTGCGCACAGTCGGCTTGTTCTCTGGCACGTTCACACGCACAACAGTTTCAGGGACATTGATGATCGGTGCCGCAACAGTCACGTTCGCTGGAGGGACGTTCACAACAACTTCTGGCATCGTGACGTTCACATCACGTTGGCTCACATAGTAAGACGGGGCAGGTTCGACAACTGGTTGCAACGCGGCAGGTGCAACACCTGTGTGCTTGATCGGATCAACATCTAGAGCCTTCAACACCGCAGCCGGCTCGAAGCCTGAAAGGATGAGACGTTGAGCCATCATTGTCTTGCGGTCAAGTTCTGTCAATCCTGCTGCACCGAGATCGACGTTGGCTAGTGGCACACGGTAAGTGTCGCCACCATCCGCTGGTCGAAGGTCTTCGAATCGTCGGACATCATTGATTGACAACCAGCCTGCTTGCAACGCCGAAGAATATCCTGCAACCCTTGAACCGAAGTCGCCTCGCATCAAACCGTCAAGGTTGAATCGGAGGAATGAGTTGCCGGTCAAGATGCGTGAGTAGCCATCTTCAATCTTTGACACATAAGGTCGCAACGTGTGCATCACGAAATGGATGCCGTTCATTTCGACTGATGCGTATGCTTGCGCACCTGGTTGCAACACTCCTGCCATTGATGGTGGCACACGGAAAGCGCGAAGGATCTCTTCAACTGCGAACTGTCGGGATTGCAAGAACTGTGAATCATCTGGTGCAACAGAAGTTGTCGTATATTTCGCACCGCCGAACAGGATGCCTGGACGATGTGCGCGTCGCAAACCTTTGTGACCTTCTTCAAAACCGTCAACAAGTGACTTCGCTTGTTCACGGGTCAGGTTGCCTGGGAACTCGATGATGCCAGAAGTGTGCGAACCCTGACCAAAGAATCTTGCAGCGAACTCTTCCAACGCCTTCGACAAACCAAGGTTCTCTTTGACAAGTTCGATGCGTGAACGGCCACGCAAGTCGCCAGGCAAACGCAACTCGGAAAGATGAATCATGTCTTCATGCTCGATCACATCACGGTTGTCAAACACATAGATGATTCGACGAGACTCGTCACGCTTCACTTCAACTTTCAACGGATTCAAAACAGTCAAACCTGCAACACCTTGATTGTCTCGAATAACTCTTGTGAACGAGTTACCGTTCAACAGCATCGACACGAGAACCTGCTGGAAGTGATCGGTGCGCGAACAGCCGATCTCAGGCATATCAAGCCACTCTGGTCGTGGACGATACGGACGACGATCGCCGTCAACACGAATGAACGTGTCCACTGGCAGAGTTGAGATAGAGTCGGCAATCAAACGGACACACGAATAGACGGTCCCGATCTTGAGAGAATCTTCTTGAGTGACAACTGTGCCGGCATTCGTAGTGAACTGGAAAGCGTCACCCGCAGCGAACAACGACTGGTATGAGACTGCGCGTTCTTCCGACGACTGCATGAAAAGTCTGGACAACATTAGTTCTTAGTCGCTTTCTTTGACCGTTCGTAAGCAAACGTGAATGTCAGCAATGAAAGTCCTGTAAAGATTAGCCCAACTGGAATGGACAGAATGAAAACACCCGAAGCCACCAGCAAAGTTCCCAACACTTCTAACAATAAAATCATCATGCTCCTAGACTACGAAAAACCCTGGCTCAGGAATAGCGTCAGTTTTTCGAGTCGCACGATCAACTGCCATGGCCAATGCTATCGCAGCATCAATCTTGCGTCTTGACTTTCCTTTCGACAAACGCCAACCCATGTCGGTTGACCGTTGCGCAGCCGACAACACCTGATCGGTGAAGACAGGGTCGCCGTTGTGAGCAAGACGACCGTTGACGATGAACTCATACAACGTGCCACAAGCCGGCACCATCCGAGAAGTTGACTGCGAAAACTCGACCATCGTGAACCCTTCATCAGACATCGCCTCAGCCGAACGCTGAAAGAATGCTGGGTCGTACGCAAACTCTTGAACAGTGAACTCAAGACCCAGCTCTCGGATGTGTTGTTCGACTGCGGCGACATCCATGATCCCGCCTTCTGGATACCAGATCTTTGCCCGTGTCACCACCCGACCAGATTCTTGCAACTGTGCAACCACAACCGCAATCGAGTCATGCTTCAAAGCCATGTCAATCCCGACGAACACTGGCACAGTCGGGTCAAGTTCATCGTCGCTTCGACACAACTCCCAGGCTCCCTTTGGCAACCAGCTCTCGCCATCTGTGCGAACCCACTGGCATAATCTGAAGCGACGGAAGGCGACCTCAGCGGTTTGCATCATAGATATTTCCATGTCTTCCATGTCAAGCAAACCTTCAGCCAAGTTTGGATTCGCTTGCGCCCAAGCATCACGATCCGAAACTTCACAATCGGCTGGTGCTTCCCACCAGAAGAATCCGAATCGCTCATCTTGTTTCGTGCCGGCAACAATTTCTTTGCCGTAGTTGTAAAGACGACCGCAGACAGTATCCAAGTCAAATCCCGCTGTAGTGATACCAACAATCTGCGGATCCTTACGCGCACCAGAACCCAAAGTCAAAGCATTCCAAAGATCATCATTCGCTTGAACGTGCAATTCATCGAAGATTACCGTCGAAGGATTTAACCCTTGTTGCAATTTCGCGTCACTTGACAACACACGATAGATCGCACCAGTAGACGGAACTTCAACCACATCCCGATACACCTTGCAGACACCTGACAAAGCAGGCGACTGACTGATCTGCCACTTCGCCTCATTGAACACAACCCGCGCCTGCTGTCTGTCACCCGCAGCCGAATACACCTCCGCACCTGGTTCACCCTCAATCAAACCCACCAACGCGACAACTGTGCCAAGAAGCGATTTCCCATTTTTCCGAGCCAATCCGATCAGGCTCCGACGGTAACGAAGCAGACCATCATCGCGCCGCTCGTAAAGCGAAGTCAACAACTCAGCCTGCCAACCCGTAAGGATCAGTGGTTGACCTGCGCGCACACCTTTGCTGACGTGCATGAAAGTCTTAGCGAAATCTAGAACCGACTTGCCGTCGTTAGTTGGATACAACCTCGGCGTCGACCATGTTGGACTTCCGTTGACGGAAGGCATCAAGTTCATTGGCCACCCTTATCTCGGCAAGACCAAGTCTCGCACGATCGCTCGGCGTGAACCCGAGCAAACTCATCCACGCCGTATTCTGTGCATCCATCTGCTCGATCTGTTTCACCGCAGGATGAGTCACCACCTGACCGTTCGGCGACGTGTACCAACGATTCGTCACGTCCGAACCCAACCAGTTTTCTAACTCGTAGATCTTGTCGAAGTTGCGACACAACCGATTCATCAGCGGAGCGTCGTGCAACTCGGAAAGATGACGACGACCACCAGTCCACAAGACCGTCCAATAATCCTGACCGACTAGACCAAGATTCTTTGGAATCTTCGGCACGACCGCCATGTCGACCAACGCCAACGCTGTCTCCGGCATAGGCGAAGCAGCCAAACCAGTTCGGATGCGCGAACCCTTCAAGCGTTTGCGCTCGATCGGAGTTGCGGACACTCCACCACCTGTCCCAGTTTTCACGCGAGCCATAACGACAAGCATAGGCGGTGGTGCGCATTCGACCACGCAGAAATCCGTCAACGGCATGGTCCCC